CGTTGGCGATAGCGGTGCGCAGCAGGTGAGAGCAGACCTCAGCTATTACGACTGGCTCAAGCAACAGCCGGCGGCGTTCCAGGACAAGGCCATTGGCCCGGTTCGGGCGAAACTGTTCCGGGAAGGGGGGCTGAGTGTTGAGCGCTTCGCCGAGCTGCAGCTTGATCGCAATTTTGCGCCGCTGACCCTCGTACAGATGAAAGCTCTGGAGCCTCTGGCGTTTGCTCTCGCCAACATCTAAGTCTCAATTTGTCTGGCAAGCAGCGCGTTCAGCATCGAACGACTTCATATGTTGCGAATAGTTTTGCGTCCATCCGTCAAAGGCATGACTTCCAGCAACGATGGCTTCCCTCTGTTGGCTTGGGGTTTTAGCGGCCAACCCCTGCCGAATGGTGAGGCCGATATTAACCGCGACGATGTTGAGTTCGGGAGGGGCGTAAGCCATGAGTTCAAATGCCGATTCGACAACCCTCGTGCCCGGTATTCCCACGACCGCAGTGTCCTCAGACATAGCTGTACTCGCGAGAAAACCGCCGAGATTTTTTAGCAGTGCCGCTGCTTTTTCTCGCGTTGCTAACTCCCGCTCGTCGATGCGTTTAGTGCAGCTCTCGATGCGACTGAGCTTCGCGGAGGCCACGAGTGCATATGCTCCGAAGCCAGCCGCTGCCAAGGTGGCGAAACCTGTAACTACTGCAATTGCAAGCGTGTTTGACGCCAAGGAGGTTTTTGCCTCTTTAGAGTCAACATCGCTTGGTTTGGGTTTTCGAATACGCACCTAGATCCCTCTTCCATTCTATGAAGTCGGACTTTACCTATTTTTCAATATTGCAGGCAGGGCCTGCACCTACGTCTCTGGGAGACAACCAATGCTGAAATTCCAACTGGATACCCTGGAAGGGGTAGATGAAGCCGTGCGCGCTCTTTACACCGAGAAGGACGGCAAGTTCGTACTCGGCATTGAAGGTCTGCCGCAGCAAGAAGATGTATCCGGCCTGAAGGCCAAGGTTGATGAACTGCTCGGCGAGAAGAAAGCTGCCGAGAAGAAGGCGCGCGAAGCCGAAGAGGCTGCGCGTTTGGAGCGAGAAGAACTCGCTCGTAAATCCGGCAACGTCGAAGAACTTGAGCGTTCCTGGACAGAGAAATTCACTCGCCGCGAAGCTGAGCTGACCGGCACGCTGGAACAGGAGCGGGCAACGCTGAGCGGGCAGATCCGGGATCTGACTGTCGGCCGTACCGCTACTGATATCGCGTCTGCCCTGGCTGTTCAAGGCAGCGCAAAAGCCCTGCTGCCGCACATCGAACGCCGCCTGAGCGTCGAGCAGCGCGAAGGGAAACCTGTTGTGGTCGTCCTCGACGCACAGGGCAAGCTCTCGGCGGCAACGCTGGACGAGCTGAAAGCAGAAATCGCGAATGACGCGGCGTTCGCGCCGTTGATCGCGGGTAGCAAGGCATCTGGCGGCGGGGCCGGTGGTGCAGGTGGTGGGGGCGGGGCCCCGAAAGGAAAAATCGGCGGTACCAAAGAGGAACGCACGGCTGCAATCGCAAGCCGGTTCCCAGATCTCCCTCAATCGTAAGGAAATAACTCATGTCCCTGTCGCAAATGCAGGTTTTCAACGAATACATCATGCCGGCGACTCTCGAGACGCTGGATCAGTATCTCGCCGCTTTCAACGCCGCCAGCCGTGGCGCAATCGTGCTGTCTCCGGACGGCTTCACCGGTGACTTCCTCCAAGAGTCGTTCTTCCAGACCCTGGCCGCTGCCCAGCGCCGCGTGGATCGCTACAGCGCAAACGCTACCGTCGCCGCTACCGACCTGACCGAGCTGAAGAACACTTCGGTGAAGGTAGCCGGCGGCTTCGGTCCGATCCGCTACGAGCCTTCGCAAATGACCTGGCTGGAGCGCCCAACCGCGCAAGGCATCGAAGTCGCCAGCCGCGCGTTCGCTGAAATCCTGCTGAAGGACCAGCTGAACACCGCGATCGCCGCCCTGGTTGCTGCTATCACCGCCCAGGCTGCTGCCGTCAACGATGTGTCGGCTACCGCTGGCATCACCTACGCCGGCCTGAACAACGCCCACGCGAAGTTCGGCGACGCAAGCCAGAACCTGGTCACCCAGGTGATGCAGGGCACCAGCTACCACAAGTTGGTCGGGCAGAACCTGGCGAACCAGCAGCAGCTGTTCCAGGCGGGCAACGTCCGCGTCGTGGACATCCTCGGCAAGATCTCCGTTGTGACGGATGCCCCGGCGCTTATGCAGGCCGGCACCCCGAACAAGGAAATCATCCTGTCCCTGGTGCAAGGCGCTGCGCTGGTCCACGACGGCCGCGACATCATCAGCAACGTCCAGACCACCAACGGCAAGGAGCGTATCGAAACCACGCTCCAAACTGATTACACCTTCGGCCTGGGCCTGAAGGGTTACACCTGGGACACCACCACCGGCGGCAAGTCGCCAACCGACGCCGAACTGGCGACCGGTACCAACTGGGACAAGACCGCCACCAGCATCAAGCACACCGCCGGTGTGGCTCTGATCGGTGACGCCTCCAAGTAACCCTGACAGCTGAGTCGGGCCCAGTGCCCGGCTTGGCGAGGACACGATCATGAGTAACAAAAACATCTGGTATCTGCCTGGCCCATTCCACCAGTACCAGGAAGACGTGAAGGCGCTGGCTAAGGCGAATGGCCTGCGCATCGTCGACGCAAGCGCTACCGAAAGCCGTGAAGATGCTGCCGACGACGTGCCTGGCGTAACGGTCAAGGAGCTGCCGACGGTGCTGCTGATCGATGGCGGCAGTTCCAGCATCGATATCGATGTCTTTCGCGCTGAGCTCGAGTCTGTCAGCCTGATCGTCGAGTCATTCGCTGATCAAGAGCTGGCGCGGCCCGAGGGCGAGCTTGGTCCTATCGCTGGCCGCCTGTTCCAGGTTTTCGAGACGGTAAACGCCGGCGTGGAAAGCCTCATCCGTGAGCGTGATGGCGAAGCTGAAAAGGTTAAGGCTCTGCAGCAGCAGGTAGACAACCTGCTCGAGCAGCTCGATAAATCGGGCCAGGCCGATGCCGAAGCGAAGGAAATCGCCGGGCTGAAGGCCAGGCTGGATGACGCGAAGGTGCCGTATCGGGCCAACGCATCGAAAGAATCCCTGGAAAAGCTCGTAGCTGAGCTGCCCAAGGAGTAATACTTGGCTGCCGGGCATCCGGTGGCCAAGCTTCAAACCATTCCAGCGAGTTGACGCATGACGCTCATTATCGAGGACGGTACCGGTAAGCCGGACGCCGAAAGCTACGCGAGTGCCGAGGACCTGGCCATGTACGCCGTGAAGTTCGGCGTGGTCATCCCGGCAGAAGTGCCAGCACAGGAAGCGTTGCTGCGCCGGGCTGCCTTGGCGATGGATGGCATGGTCTGGAAAGGGCGCAAGACAAACAGTGAACAGGCCCTGTCCTGGCCGCGCCGGGGCGTCGAGCTGGATTATCAAATCAAGCCTGACAACTACCTGCCGGCCCGGATCCAATACGGGCAGATGGCCTTGGCCGCCGAAATTCATCAGGACGACATCGACCCGGTGGAGAAGCGCAAGGGCGCAGTGCTGCTGGATCGTGTTGAGGGCGCGGTGACGCGGCAATATGCGACTATCCCGTCCACCAGCAACCGGCTGTTGCCGGCGGCTCCAGATCGGCCGAGCGCAACGCAGTTCGCCGACTACCTACAAAAGCGCGGACTGTTCGCAATCCGCGCATAGCTTCAACGGAGACCACCATGGCCACTTTTTACGACGAAATGGCCGTGATGGCTCTGGAGATGATCACAGAGTTCGGTCAGCCCGTGACCATCAGCAAGACGGAGCCGGGCGAGTACGACCCAGAAACGGCTGGCGAAGTGCCGGGCGCGACCGTCGAGCAAACTGCCCAGGGCATCCTGCTCGACTTCACCGGCATCGAATTCCAGAACAACAGCCTCATCAAGCAGGGCGACAAGAAGCTCAAGATTGCAGCGCAGGGCTTGGCCTGGGTACCGGGCCTGCTCGATAAGGTGGTTGCCCAAGGCCGAACCTGGTCAATCGTGCCGCCGCTGAAAGAGGTCAACCCGGCCGGCACGCCGATCCTGTATGAGCTGCAGGTGCGATCGTGACGAACAAATACGCGAGCATGAACGGCAGCTTTGCCGAGAACATTCGTGACTTCGCCGAGCGGGCGAAAGGTGGCATAGACGCGACCATCCGCGAGATCGTTATCGAGATCGGCAGCAGCGTCATCCGCATGTCACCGGTGGGCAATCCTGAATTATGGGCTGCAAACGTCGTTCACCGACAGATGAACAAGCGGGCCGCCGATGACTACGACTTCAAAGTCGCGGTCCGGAACACGATCATCAACCTCAACGAGTCGAATTTCACGAAGGCCGGCAAGCTGCGACGCGGCGTGAAATATGCCAAACCCCTGACCAAGACCGAGCGCGACCAGAACTTCAACGTGAACGGCTTGGTGGCTGGCAAGGACTACGTTGGCGGCCGGTTTCGGGGGAACTGGCAGTTTTCGATTGATACGCCGGCCGAGGGAGTGCTTGATCAGATCGATGTCAGCGGTAACGTCAGCATCGCCGTGCTCAAGGCGCAGGTTCAATCCCTGACAGCAGGGCAGACGGCCTACATCGTGAATAACCTGCCCTACGGAATCCCACTTGAGTATGGGCATAGCAAGCAAGCGCCTCATGGGATGATTCGGGTCACGTTGTCTCAGTTCCAGAAAACTGTCGATGACGCCATCAGGAATAACCAAGTATGAGCCACGCTATTATCTCGTCCATATACGAGGCCAAGCTGCTTGCTTGGAGCAAGGGCCGGGCTGAGCCGACCAAGGTTGTGTTCGAGAACGTCCAGTATGACCCGGCCGACGGCGAGACCTATCTGCGGGCGTTCTTGCTTCCGGGCGATACCGCGAGCAGCACGCTCGCTGGCGACCACCGAGCATTCATCGGCGTCTACCAGGTCAGCATTGTGGCCCCGGCCAATACCGGTAAGACCAAGACGAACCCGCTTGTAGCTGAACTGACCGCGCTATTCCCGCTGTATGCGCGAGATACAAAGGCCGGCCTCACCGTAGTTACGATGTCGCCAGTTGACCCTGGCCCAGGCATTCCAGATCCACCCACCTATACCGTGCCTGTGTCGTTCGAGTACCGAGCTGACATCGCCACTTGAATACGCCCGTTGGGCACACCCCGAAACCCGCCTCTGCGCGGGTTTTGTCATTTCTGAAAAGAGGAAACACCCATGGCCGGCATCCAAATGCCCAACGGCGCCACCCTTGAGATTGCGTCGACTTACGGCGTTGCAATCCCGTTCACTGCGCTGACCAATGCCAATCCGGCAATCGCAACGGCTGCGGCGCACGGTCTGGCCGAGGGCGACATCATTGCCGTAAACTCCGGCTGGACCCGCCTTGATGGTCGCGGCGTTCGAGTTGGCGAGATCGCCAGCGGCACGTTCGCGCTGGAGAGCGTCAATACGACCAGCATTCAACAGTATCCTGCGGGCTCGGGGATTGGTTCCGTTCGCGAGGTGACGGCCTTCACCGAGATCTCGCAGATTACTGAGATGAATTCCAGTGGTGGTGATCAGCAGTTCCTGATCTTCGGCTTCCTGGCTGACGATGATGATCGCCAGATGCCGACCACAAAGAACCCGATCACGCTGACCTTCACCGTCGCCGACGATCCGTCCAAGCCATATGTGGCCGTCTGTGAGGCGGCGGACGATGATAAGCAGGCTCGGTTGCTTCGCCTGAACCTGCCAGGCGGTAGCAGTATTATCTACAACGGCTACGTGTCCATCACGTCGACCCCGACCATGTCCCGCAACAACCTGATGACCCGTGTGATCAGCCTGGCGCTGACCGGTCGCCCAGCCCGTTACGCGGCGGCGGTGTAACCCATGGCCAAGTTCAAATTGATCCAGAAACCGACCTTCAAGGCGCCGGTGATGATCCAGCGCGCGGGCTACAACGCTGAAAAGGTGGAGTTCGAGTTCAAGTATCTGGACCGCACCGCGCTGGCCGAGTTGTACACCGGATGGAACGAGCGGCACGACGAACTGGGCAAGCAGGTCGGCGACATGGACCTCAACGCTTTCACCGCCGCCCAGATCGCCCTGCAAGCCGACCAACTGCTGGATGTGGTTGTCGGCTGGGATATCGAAGAGGAATTCACGCCTGAAAACGTGCGCATTCTCGTCAATTCGATCAACTCGGCGCCGAAGGCAGTGCTGAATGCGTACGCCGAAGCCTTCAGCGAGGCCCGCCTGGGAAACTCCTAAGCGCCTCCCGCGCGCTGTATGAGCCAGGGCCATCAGATGCAGACCTGATGGCCTTCGGCTTGTCTCGCCAGGACATCCCCGACAAGGAGGTCGGCATCTGGCCTGACAACTGGGAGGCCTTCAAAGTCTTCGAGGCCATGAGCACCCAGTGGCGCACAGGCGCGTGCGGCGCAACTGGCATGGACTACAGCGTTCTCTCCGGGGTGATTCGGATGTGCGGCGTACCGATCAGTCAGCGACAAACTCTATTCAGCGACTTCCGGCGGATGGAGGCTGAAGCCTTGCAGGTGATGGCGGAACAGAGGGAAAGCGCTAGAGGCGGGTGAAGCATCGGTGTATTGCTATAGAAGACTAGCAACCAATGGAAGAACCCCGCCCATGCGGGGCTTTGGTGCTTCCGTCAGATAATGCTAGATTGCCTTTATCAAAAGGGAGATTCATATGTCTGACGGTTCCAGCCCGGTAGCGGGCTTTATTTTATTGGCGGTAGCGTTCGTAGCGTACTTCCTGCCTACGTTTATTGCGTCAAGGCGTGAGCATCCAAACGGAACTGGAATATTCCTGCTCAACCTGTTCCTGGGCTGGACGTTCATTGGGTGGCTGGCAGCGCTCATCTGGTCGGTTTCAGCGATTAACAAGCCAGAAGTAGCACCAGTAAAAATGGAAGCGGCGATTGACCCAAAGTACAAGCAGCTTGAGACCCTGGCAGCTCTTCGGGATAAAGGTGTGCTCACTGAGGCTGAGTTCGAAGCTGAAAAGTTAAAGGTACTGAAGAATTAAACCAAATACAGAAAAAGACCCGCTCCGGCGGGTTTTTTATTGCCCGGAGAAAACTGATGAGCACCAACTTCGCCTCCCTGGGCATTGCAGTCGAGTCCTCGCAAGCAGCAAAGGCAGCTGACGACCTGGATAAATTGGTCGATTCCGCAGCGGGCGCACAGAAGGCAATCGACGACCTCGGTAAATCCGGCGAAGGTCTGGCCAATACCGGCAAGAAGATCACCCAGGCAGAGAGCGAAGTAGCTCAGGGCGTAGAAAAGTCGACTGCCGCAATAGACCGGCGGTCCGGGGCAAGCCGCAAGGCGATCGACAGCGCAACGGCTGAAATCAACGTCATCAGCCAGCTTGATAAGGCGATGACGGGAAACATCGATAGCATTGAGTCGCTGGTACAAGCTGAGGGCTTGCTTGAGCGCGCTCGAAAGGGTGGCCTGGTCACTATCGAAGAACAGGCGAAGTACCAAGACCAACTGGGCAAGGCCTACGATAAAATCGAGAAGGCTGAAGCTAGGGAGTTGGCGCAGAAGCAGAAGCTGATAGATGCCGAAAGCCGCCAGATTGAGGCGCTGAAACGCACCGTAAATGGAATTGACCCGGTAACCGCCAAGCTGGCGAAGCTGGAGGCTCAGGAGAGGGCGCTCAATGATCTGCACAAGTCTGGTCAGATCGACGCCGACCGTTACAACGAAGCCTTGGCCAAAATCGGTAAGGATCGTGCTGGGCTGACTGAGGCGGCCGGCGCATTCGACAAGCTGAAGCTCGGCACCCGCCAAGCTCAAGAAAACGTCATGCAGCTCGTCAATGCCATTCAGGCGGGTGACCTGGGCAGTGGCGCGCGCGCGATCGCTCAGCTGGGCGCTGGTGCCGGTGAATCGGCGAAAAGCCTGGCAGGCATGCTTATCCCGGCCGGCCTGCTGGTTGCCGTAATCGGTTCGCTGGGCTACGCCTACTTCGATGCGATGAAGCAGGCCCGCGAGTTCAACGCTGCAATCAATGGCGGTACGAACGGTGCCGGACAGACCATCGCCAGCCTGAAGGACATGGCCGACGGCGCCGGGCGCGTCACCGGCAACCTGTCCGGGGCGCGCGAGGCAGTCGTTTCGCTTGCATCCGGAGCAGCTACCAGCGGTACGCAGATGCGTAATCTGGCTGAAGCTGCAGCGGCCGTGAGTGAAGTAACCGGCCAGGGCGCTGGCGAACTCGCCAAGTCCTTTGCCACCGCCGGCGAAACGGCCACCGAAGCCGCAGGCAAGATCAGCAGCCAGTACGGGCTACTGACCCTTGAGCAGTACCAGGTGATCAAAGGCCTGGACGACCAAGGCGACAGTCAGCGCGCCTTGGATGTGCTCAGCGAGGACTTGAACCAGGCTGCGCTGCAACGACTGAAGTCGTATCGCGAGTCCCTTTCCGATGTGGAGCGCGACTGGGATAACATCAAAACCGCTATCAAGGGCGCATACGCCGAAGTCCGATCGGAGATATTCCCGGACTTGGCCAAGCAGATTGAGATCACTCAGCGCGTGCTGGATACGCGCAAGGGCGGCGGGGTGGCTGGCGCCATCTCCAATGGCCTCAGCTCGCTCAACACCGCGCTTGGCCTGGGAACCGGGGAGCATGACGACTCGACCGAGGCTCTGGAAAAGAAACTTGCAGGCTTGAAAGCCAGGCAGGCGGCCAGCTCCAATCTGGCAATCGCCACCGGTGAAAACACTGACGCGAACCAGAAGGCTATTGAGGCTCAGCGGGCGCTGGATGCGCAGCTCGATAACGTGAACCCTTTGGCCAAACGTCAGGCTGGCTTGAAAAAGCTCAATGACCAGTTCAGTGCGCTATACGAAAACGCTGAGAAGACTGGTCAGAAGTCGCCGCTACTTGATGGTGTCAGCTTTGATGGTAACAAGTTCTCAGGCGGCGCCTATGACACGCTGCTGAAGGGACTTCAGGACAAGAATAAGGACCCGAAGGCAGCTGGCACCCAGGTCGATCTCTCCAGCTTCAACAACGCCAAGAACGACCTGGCGGCGATCATCGACACCTACAAAAATTACCAGAAGGAGCTGGAAGCGGCGCAGAAGGCTGGCCTGCTTTCTGAGGAAGACTACCTTCTACGTCGGCAGGCCTTGATCGGTAACGAACTCGACCAGACGACAGCAGCCTACGAGGCCGAGATTGCCGCACTGGAAGCAGCCAAGGGCAAGAAAACCACCTCGGCAGCGCAAAGCATCCAACTCGACCAGAAGATCGCTGACGCGCGCGCAGGGA